TGGGCTGTGTGCTGTTCATGTTGGTGATATAAAAGTTAGCGGTAGAGCTAATGATCTGCGTCGCGGGTCATCGACTCAACGCGGATATGATTACAAATGGCAGAAGACCAGTGCCGGATACCTAAAGAGTCATCCGCTATGTGTTTGCTGTGATGCCAAAGGGATTGTAACTCCAGCTGCTGAGGTCGATCACATCATCCCAATTCAGGTCGACCCGATGCGTAAGTATGATCGATCAAACTGGCAGGCGTTATGCAAGCCATGCCACACAACAAAGACTAATCAAGACCGAGTTAAGTACGACCTGGGGAGGGGCGGTCAAATCTCTACAACCTCTCTGACCTAGACCCCGCCCCCAGTGACATTTTTACGTGGAATGTTTTGAATAGAAAAAGCCCACTGGGTTTTGATATAGGATTGATGATTTTTAATGAAAAATAAACTTGTTGTTAAGTTAATTACGGTTTCCAGCTTGGTTCCTAATCCGAAAAACGCTCGGAAACATCCCAAGGATCAGGTTGATAAGCTTGCTGGAATAATCTCGGAATTTGGCTGGACAACCCCGATCCTTGTTGACGGCAATAACATACTTGCGGGCCATGGTCGCCGACTAGCTGCCATCCAGCTTGGGCTGGTCGAGGTCCCGTCAATCGATTTATCGCACTTAACCGAAGACCAAAAGCGGGCATACGTCATTGCCGATAATAAAATCGGCGAAGAGTCCAGTTGGGACAAAGACATTTTGGCCTTAGAGCTTGCCGATTTACAGCTAGACGGTTTGGATATGCAACTGGTTGTTTTTGATGGCGCTGAGTTAGAAAAACTTATAAGTCCACCTGAGAAGCCTGCAAGCGATCAGTCTACCAAAAAAATGACATTTGTCTTGTATGGCGACCAAGTTGAGCAGGTAAAAAAAGCTTTAGATATAGCTAATACCAGAGGCGAATACACTGAATCGCCTAACAAAAACAAGCAAGGCAATGCCCTGGCTAGAGTCTGTGAATTATTCATCAGCCAAAACGCCGATACTCAAGAAGCATGAAATCAACAAAACCCACCGATTGCGTCTTATTTATCGACGAAGAAATAGCCCGGCTAGTCATAGCCTGGAATCGCGTAGATGCCGATGGGCCTGATGCAGTTGAACTACCTGAAATCAACACCAAATATTCGCCGCAAAAAATAGCGGAAGCAATGAACATCTCCACCGGCCAAGTGCGTAGCTTAGTTAAGCAATGCGTCATAGTTGGCATAATTATTGAGGGCGGTGCAATATCCGACCTGGCACAAAAATTAGTCAATGCGTTAATCGCAAAAAAATCAAACGACTTTAAATAAAATGGCCGGACGAAAACCTGATCTTAACTCCAACGTGCATTACTTGCCGGGGAGCGGCGAAGTCACGTCCAAACAAATTGATGATGCTCGTGCTTTAAAACCCGAGATTACTCCTGTTTGGCCAGCGTCAGCAGGTGCGGTATGGGACATGTTGGCACCTGAAATGATGTCGCTCGGTCGCCTGAAGCCGCACTTTGTTTTCGCTTTTGCCGAATACTGCTACCTCCTGGCAAGACTCGCAGAAATCAGAAAGTTCCTAATCGATAACGGGGAGACGTATGTCTCAGAGACACGGAACGGACGGCAAATAAAAAGCCGTCCCGAGGCGGCACAACAAAATGAAACCGCTCGCCAGCTCGCTCGTCTTACCAGCTGCTTCGGCCTAACGCCATCTGATGAAAAATCCCTAGTCAGCTCAATTCAGAGCAATTTAGTCGATGAGTTCGCCGAATTTAAGTGATGCAGAATTCCATCCGCATATTATTGACGTATTTGACTATGCCGATTCCGTCATCAGCGGTGGAAAACTCGCGTGCGAGGCCGAACAACTAGCCTGCAAACGCTTCACATCCGACATAGAGCGCGACTTTGATTACCAGTTCGACCACGAAAAAGCCGTCCGGGTCATCAATTTCATCGAAAAACTGCCCCACGTCAAAGGCCAATGGGCAGCAAAACGGCTACGGATCATACTGCAACCCTGGCAAAAATTCATAATCGCCAACCTGTTCGGCTGGGTACACAAAGAAACCGGCCTAAGACGCTACCGGAAAGCCTACATCTGCGTACCGCGCAAAAACGGCAAAAGCGTACTAGCCGCCGCCATCGGCATTTACATGCTGACCGCCGACCACGAACATGGCGCAGAAATATACTGTGGTGCAACTACAGAAAAACAAGCATGGGAGGTCTTCCGTCCTGCCCGGCTGATAGTTGAAAAATTTCGTGGATTGCGAGATTCTTACGGAATGCAGGTTAATGCCAAAAGCATTACCGCATATCCCGATTCCCGCTTCGAACCCGTTATCGGCAAGCCCGGCGATGGCTCCAGCCCGTCGCTTGCCATCGTTGACGAATACCACGAGCACGTAACATCCGACCTCTACGACACCATGGACACCGGCCAAGGTGCGCGGGAACAGGGCTTGATGCTAGTCATCACCACCGCCGGATCCAACATAACCGGCCCGTGTTACGAATTGCAAAAAGACGTCGAGCGGGTACTGACCGGACTGGTCGATAACGACGAAGTTTTCGGCATCATCTACGGCATCGACAAGAACGACGCCTGGACAGATGAACAAAGCCTGATCAAGGCCAATCCAAACTGGGGTATATCAGTAGGTTCAGACTTCCTGAGGGCCGCGCAAAAGTACGCAACCCAAAACAGCAGCAAACAAAACGCCTTCAAAACCAAACACCTCAACGTCTGGTGCTGGGCAAAATCAGCCTTTTTCCCCGCCAACAAATGGGTAGAGTGCGGCGACCCGACCTTAAATATTGACGATTTTAAAAACGATGACTGCTTTCCCGGCCTAGATTTAGCCAAAATCTACGACATCAGCAGCTTAATACCGGTATTCCGCCGCATCATCGACGGCCAAAAACACTACTACGTATTTAGCAAAAACTATCTCCCGGCGGACACCATAGCCAGTGATGACTTTCCGCAGTCAAAAGAACTGTACAGCAAATGGCTAAACGATGGACACCTACTGATCGGCGGCGACGCCGAAATGGATTTTAGAATCATAGCTGATGAAATAATCGGAATGAAAGAAGACGGATTTAACATCGTCGAAGTGCCCCACGACCCACATTTCGCCTTTTTGATAGCCAGAGACCTGGATGAAGCCGGTCTAGTGCCGGTAGAAATCAAACAACATGGTAGTCAACTAGGCCCGGGCATGCGGGAAATAGAAGCCGCAATCGCCGCTGGACGCATTCATCATGACGGCAACCCAGTCACCAACTGGGCAATAGGCAACGTATTAGGCCGTGAATTTTCAAACGGAGGCTTAATGCCCGATAAAGAAAACAAAATCAGCAAAATCGATCCAGCAGTAGCAATGATTATGGCTGTTGGCAGAGCAATGCTGGGCGAAATCCCACAGGTTAACGTAGGCGTAGAATTCTGGTAATGGCAAACTTCCTGACAAAAAACCGCCCTTGGCCGTGGCAGAAAAAAAGCACCTCGTCCGGCCTCAGCATAAACGACATATGGGCGGAACTACTCGGACAATCCGCGTCGAAAGCAGGCATTAGCGTCAACTGGAAGACCGTTTTGCAGTATTCCACCGCCCAAGCCTGCATCCGCATTATCAGCGAGGACATTGCCCAACTGCCGTTTGCAGCCTACCGACCTCTGGAGGGCGGCGGCAGCGAGCAGGCGACCACCCACCCAATCCATAAGCTGATTAAAACTAAGCCCAACAATAACCAGACCGCGTTCGAAATGCGGGAGCAAATCGGCATGCACCTGGTGCTGACCAACAACGCCTATGTCTGGAAAAATATAGTGCGCGGCAAAGTGGTTGAACTGCTGCCCTTTGAGCCGCACCAAGTGCGCCCGATCCGCAAAAACGGCCAGACCACCTACGCGCTGTCCCTAGCAGACGGCAAACAAGAAACCGTGCCAGCCACCGAAATATGGCACCTGCGCGGCCCCAGCTGGAACGGCTGGCAAGGCATGGACGGCGTCCGCCTGATGCGCGACACCATCGGCCTCGCCTTGGCGCTGGAAAATCAC